TACTGCACCGACATAACCAATCTGCCAGTTCGGTAAAGTTGATTCAAAACCAGTAAATACAAACGAACCTTGATCGTGGATGTATAAACTCAAGTAGTTGGAGTTAATAAAATACAATGTGCCTTCAGGACAGTATGGATCTGGATAAATAGGAACACCAGCAACCATCAATGCTCTAAACGCAGCTTGTGGACCATTTGCATCACCATCAAACGCATGACCTGGAGTAATCACATATTGCTCTTGACCTACAAAGTCTTGTGCTAACAATGTCCATGTACCAAAACCACATACACCAAATGTAGGCACTTCCGCTCCGTACTTGACAGTACCAGAGATGTATTGCAATACGTTTTGACGTGTTGGATTGACGTTACCAGCATTGTAAACTTTAGATTTCCACCAACCGTATGTAGAACGGTTAATGTTTCCGTAAGTTGCTAAGTTTGTACCGTCATCAATTGCACCAGGTAATCCAATAAATTGTTGGGTATTAGTGTAATTGTTGTAAAGAGCAGTAGCCATCGCATCCATCATGACGTTTGTAGCGTCATTCATACGGGCTTCAATTAATGGGATGATTGCGTAGTCTTGTTGCACTGCGCCTTCCATACCGAGAAACGGTACAGGAGAAATCATCAGTTTAAGGTTAAATTCAGCAAGGAAAGCACCTTGTTGGACTGAAGGTTGCGTAAAGCTACCTGAATAGTCCGACCACTGTGCGTTCACAAACTGTGCGCCTTGCACAGGTACTGAAACTTGGGATACACCACCAGAGGCTTGTTGACTGTTACCAATCAAAGCAGCCATTAACGGTGTGCTGTTATAAATTTGTACAACCAACTTAGGGATAAATGCACGGCGTGTAACGTAGGTTAACTCGTTATACTGTGAACTACCCGAAGCTGGTACTATTCCGCCTCCAATTGGCATAATCAACTCCTATAGTAAATATCCCCTATTTACAATCATAAACCAATGGGCTTAGTGCTTTTACGCAAGTCCATTAGCGCCTGTGCTGCTTCGTTTCTTGCACCTTGAATCGGATTTTTCATAAACGACTCAAGATTAAATTTCTTCATCACGTTTGGATTGTAACCCATACTTGAGTCAGAAGTAGGTACTGCTGCTTGTTTCATCCACTCGAAATATTCAGCTGCTGTTTCGTGATCGTGAATTTGTTTTTCCAGCATAATTTTTTCAATTTCTGGAATGTCGTTTTCAGATGCTTTACCTTTTTTGATTAAAGAATTTCTACGACTTTGTAAATCTTCCATTGCTTCTTTTTCTTTCATTTTTGATGCCAATTTCTGATACTCGTCTTGCGTTTGCTTGAGTTGTTTAGAAATGTGATCTTTGAGAGAAAGTTCTGGAATCGTTAAATCAGGTTTCACTTGTTGCGTTAAACGCAAAAAAGATTCCCGTGTATTTGGATTATCAGCGAGCTGTTTTGCAAGCATCGCTAATTCATCTCGTTGTTCTAGTGAAAGATCTTCTAAAGACATTTTTATCCCCTTTTAAATTAAATGACTTTTTTAGTATCACCAGGATTACTTGTGGTCATCATATTTTTAAATCCAGCTTTAGGTGCTGAAGTTAAACCACCAAATTGTGAATATCTTGGTGTATTAATGATTTGACCATTTTTCTGGTTGTTGTCGGTAGGTCTACGAGGAGATGCTGCACCTCTTGGTTTAAACAGTTCCATACTATTTCCTTTACATAGGTTGTGGTGGAGGCATACCACCAGGAGGAGGACCACCAGCACCAGCGCCCATTGGAGGCATTGGAGGAGAAGGTGCGCCACCAGGTGACATACCAGGAATCAACGGTGCTTGTTGCATTGCTTTACCTTCAGGCGTTGCACCACCAGCTTGAGGTAATTGTTGTAACATTTGCATGATTTCAGTTGGTTGCAAAGAATTCGTTTTTGCTCTCTTTGCACCGAGAATTGTTGTCAAGGTACGAATACCATTTAATACTTTTTGACCTTCTTCTGATTCACTGCCAAGTGCAGGCAATGCTTGCTCTAATAAATCCATTGCCATTGCAATGTTCACTAATGATGCCTCACGATTTCCCATCTTGGGTTCTGGTGTTGACATGGGAGAAGCCATAGGCGCACTACTGGGATCAGAGATACCTGTTGGTGTTTCAGGAACGGGTGGCTTTCCACCAGGAGTTGCTCCATCCTTTTGGCTTTTCAACAAGTTCATCAACTGATCTGGCGGCATGCTCATAGTTATTTCCTATTCAATTACAAGAAAGATTAAACCTTTCTATCAAAATGTCAAGTAGGGGGTAATATTTCTATTCCCACCCCCAAAGGGAGGTTAAACGGTCAAACCGTAGAATCCTTGCGGATTACTTACGACCTTTACGACCTTTTCTTCCTTTACGCATGGAAAATCTCCTAATCCAAGCGGTCCACCGATTTGGGTTGGCAGCCAACACCCTTTCCTTCTCACAGGAAACCCGTGTTTATCCCCTCGTAGGTCTACCGCCATAATCTTTGCGAGTCCCACGACTAAAACTTTTAATACCAGTATTTTTGTACTGCATAGATGGCGTAGCACTTCTCTTTAAAGTTTCCGTAGATACTTTAGGTTGATCAGCTCTGGGCGCTACATTAATTGCCATCATTCCTCCATCTTCATTTTATGCTGTTCTTTACCTTTTTGACCTTGAGGTTGCGGTTGTGTTGCTTTTTTCGCTTCCTCTTGCTTTAAACGGTCTTTCAGTAATTGTTTCATTGGTGGCTCTAATAAGTCAAGTAAAGATTCTTTACTAATTGCTTGCGCCTTAAATAAATTAAATGCTAACTGTTTTAAATCCTCTGTAAAGATAGGACTATTGGAGTGAGCATCCACTTTTACTACAAAATCGTCTGTAAATTGTTCTGCAATAAACAGTTTACCGTCTACATCTTTAAAATGCGTATCATCATAATTTTTCATGAGTTTTAAATACAAAGTAGCCACTTTTTCAAGGCTATCTTCTACAATCAAAGCTCTTTTCTTAGCTCTAGAGCTACCAAGACGTGCTAATTGGCTTGCATGACCTTGAGAACGGACTCCAGACTCACCTTTACCTGATAATACGTTAGAAATACCAGAAACTTCACTAAACATAGCGTCAATTTCATGGATGACTTCAAATAAATCAGGTGGCATCTCAGGAGCAAGGTTTTCAACCCTCGCACCAGGCATATCACTAGCAATATGGCTTCCAGCACGGTTTAAAGCCAAGAATTTCTCATCCATGATGCCACTAATACCTGAAAACACTCTTGGAGGAGCTACTTGTTTACTTAACAAGTCTAAAATCTCTGTCATACGGGTATTTCTAAGTTGTTGAAGGTTTACTAGCTTAGAAACTTCCGACACACCCCAAAAATAATCGTATTGAGGGACTGGGCATATCTGTACAAAAGGACATTCACCTTTTAAAAACATACTTTCACCAGGTCTGTCATAAATAACCACATTAGGATTAGCAATGGTTACTACTTGATAATCTTGCGTATCATCGTTCCATAACCAACACTCACGCATTTCCACCATATCTTCAGCAACTCTAGCTTTGTAACGGTTTGTGCCGTACAACTCCATATTGACATTACCGTAGATAGTAGGGTTAGTTTGGGACATAACAATACGGTTTACTGCGTCTGGAATCTCAGATTCTTGTACTCGAACACCACCAACCACCCTTTTAATGATGGCATCACGTTGCGGATGGGAATAAAGACGAGCATATAACTCAGATTTAGTAATGAAATACGTTTGCACCATTGCTTCTTGACGGTCTGCATAGGGACTATCCTCACGCAATACGCCCATAGAGGATGGTTCAATTAAGTATGGATGAATACCTTTGTTATAAACTAACTTGATAAAGGTGGTGTTGTATACCAAAGCCCATGTCAAAGCTGTAGAAAACACTTGGTCTGCATTGGAATTAAGCCACTCATCGTTAAGCGCTTGCGTCAGAACAGGTGTCTTATGATGTTCATTACCAGGTACAGAAGCACCTAATTGAATAGAGAATCTTGTTGTTTCTGAAGAATACAAGAATGAAGTTAACTGATCAATGTGTGGATTGATTTTGTTAAAGTATGCTGGTGGTTCTTCAGGGTTAGCACCAAAAAGGTAATATGCTCTTAAATTGGTGTAATCCCCTCTACGTTCTTCACGGGACACCATGCACTTTTCCATAATGTCAATATAGAAGTTTTCACGGTCAAGAGGATTATTTGGGATTCTCATTTTTTCAATTGTAAATTATCTGGGTCTTTAAAGTAACTTGCAATACGAGGTCCACTAGAAATTCCTGCTTGGTTTGGCAAAATGGAAGTCATTTCTGCTTCTTTGCCTAGTAAAGGACCTACAGGTTTAGAAAACTGTCCTGCAAGAATGTTTTGCATGTTCATGCCTGTTTTCCCACCACCCCAGACTGCTGCGTCACCTGGTCGTGGTTCTTGCGGTTGTTCTTGGACTTGGGTTTTGATTTTGTCTTTGTTGACACCCCTTTTACGGGTTGCGTACTTTTCGGCTTCTGCGTATTCTTTTTCCGTGAACTTGTTGTTACGGGTGAGGTAACCTGCTTGGTTTTCACCTTCTTTGGTGGATTTGATGTTGGACATTCCAAAGTCGGTGGCAAGCTGTTTGACGTTTTTGTCGGTTGCTTTGGTTTTGTCACTAACCAGTCCTGGAGCTTGGAGATGTACTTGATAAACTTCTGCATCGCACCCTTTCATTGGACAAGCAGGCTTTCTGCTTTCAAAGTAGCCGTGTTTGTCGCATTTAAAATCCTTTAATACTGCCATTTTTAACTCCTTTCCAATTGTTCGTCAAGTGTTTGTTGTGAATAATCGTATTTATTTACTAATCCAATTTTTAATTTAATCTGACCATTAACCACTTCTAATTGGTTTTTTCTCTCAACCACTGGTCTAGCATCCTTGCGATATTGCACAAATTTAGTGTTATCTCTGTTTTTCATAATGGCTACTTCACCATTTTTCCATTCTTGATATGCTTTACTGACTCGTTTTTGTACAGCAATCGTCATAGGATGGGTTTCATTCTCAAATACTTCTCGCAGATGCCACTCGTCATAACCCGTTAGTTCAGCAAAGAGTTTTTTACTGATACCACGTTGCGGATCCTTATAAAATCGTTTCATGATGCGCATGAGTTCCCGTTGGGGGATAGTCCTATACTTTTCCATAATTTGATTGCTTTCTAAACTTTAGAACCATAGACACCTATCTTTTTTAAATAATCACTCACATTTCTACCGACTGTGAGTTGTTCAGGAGTAAAATCATCTTGAATACGGCTGATATTACGGGTAATCTTTTGCGCAATTAAACGAGGTTGCACTTGTTCGGCAAAGGCAGCACATGCTAAAGCAGCTGCAATTACACGGTCATCTTTATTCCGACCAGCTGCGTAAATACCGCCATCCTCACGCACCATTGTTTTCATTTCCTCAATGGTATCCATATCCACAATTTCTAACATCTGACGTTCAAAATAATCTTTCATGTAGGTGAGCATCCTCTCTTTGGTTGCACTTGTCGTTAACCAACCAATGCTATTGGATACACCACCGAGTGTGTCATTCCTACGCCAGATATAGTTTTGCATGTTGCCGTAGACATCAAGCAAGTCTTTACCGAGTGCAGTCCCCATACTGGCTGCTTGACGCTTGAGATTACGCAATTCGTTAATCACGGCTTGACCAGGACCATTTACTTCTAAGTTTAAAGTAGAGTTTTTGTATGCACCTGCTAGGTGAGCAATAATCCATGCAAATTGGTAGGTATTGAGCTCACTGGTGGCAAAGCATGCGACTTGTTCTAAACCGTCTGCATAGCACCTAAAGACTTGAATACAGAATCTATCCGCCCAGTCTGAGCTACCGTAAGCAGGATCAGCACCAATAACGTAATACGCAGTATCTACGGGTTCTTCCCACACCTTTAAAGAGGCAAGCCTCTCCGTAGATTTAATAACATTAGTGTCTTGAAAGTTAGCACCAAAAGAATAACGGTAATAATCGCAACTGCGCTTCTTAAGGGCTTTTACCGCATCGGTACACCGTGCATTACTAAAGAATGACGTACCCGTCATGATAAAGGCATAATCTTCAGTAGGAGGAAACTCTTGATACATGAGTGCATCATCTTTAATGCCTTCGGTCATCTTCCATCGCCACCACGCTAACTGTCTTGAATTAATTTCAAAGTTATACAGTTT